TTGCGGCTCTGCTTGATCGGATGGGTCTCGAATATAGCATCCATGGTGGGCGACAGTTCGTCATTTCATCGCGGCAGATCGCGGCGGCATTGGCTGACTGCGCAGGCGAGGATGGTCGTTGCTACTCCAGGCGCGTTCCGGGTTTTGTCCGACGTGCGAGCAGCGACCTGATCGACCGGTTTCTTGATGCCGCCATCCTAGGCGATGGATGGGTTCAGAATGGGTATCGTGCCTATGCGACGGTCAGCGCCAAGCTGGCTGACGATATGCAGGAGCTTTTTATCAAGGCCGGACGGAGCGCAAATATCATCCGACGCGATGCCAAGCCTTACTCCATCAACGGACGGACCTCGCCCAACACAGTCGACGAGTATCACGTCTCTGAAATTCGGACGCCTGCCGCCTCGTTGCGTCGAGCGGACAACGCTCCGATTTTCAGAAACGTCGCCTACTCCGGGATGGTGTATTGCGTGACCGTGCCAAACGGAACGCTGATAGCGCGCCGAAATGGCAAGGCCATCATAGTTGGCAACTGCGAGGCGCTTTGCGCAGCCATCGGCTACGCATTCAACGTTCAGCGGATCCCGGAAGGCATCGAGCGCAAGACTTCCATCGAGGCGGCGGTGCCCGAGGGGCATGACCCGAAACTGGCACCGATGCCAGACCCGCCAGATACGTCGTTGGTCTCGCAATCGCCCAAGCTGCGTAACGGCAGCGGCGCTCTGCGCGGGCGGTTTGCACGCCAGGGCAGCCGATTGAACAGGTAACGCATATGTCGATGATCGGAAGGCTGAAACACCTGCTGGCCGAGGCGCTGCCTCAACCAGCGGGGCTAGAGGGGACAAAGCTCCCCAAGCCCTCAGGCAAATACATGCGCGGCGGGCGCGGTGTCACCTTTGCGGGCTGGAAACCGGCGCTGCGGGAAAGCCAGGATGATATTGGGGAGGCTTGGGATGATGCCGCCGCGCGGGTGGGCGACCTTTTGCACAACAGCGGTTGGTTGGCTGGGGCCATGGAACAATGCGTCGCCAATACCGTGGGCACCGGGCTACAACTGAAGGCGCTGCCGGAGAACGAGACTTTTGGGATGACGCCAGCCGAGGCCTCGGACTGGGCGAAAACGGTGGAGCGCCGGTTCGAGCTCTGGGCGCGCAACGCGCAGGAATGCGACATTCAGGGCCTGCGCACCTTTGGCCAGATGCAGGCGGCGGCGTTTCGATCGTGGCTGGTCACCGGTGAAATCCTCGCGGAACTGCCCTGGCGCAAGCGGCCGTGGAACCGCTACGGCACCAAGGTGCGACTGCTGCCGCCACAGCGGCTGTCGCGCAAGACCGAAAGCATGCGGCGGCTGATCAACGGTGTCTATACCGACCGCGACGGTATGCCTGTGGGCTATCGCGCGATCCGCAAAGACCTGTTTCGCCACGACGTGGAATACGATGTGCGCGCCCGCGACCGGGCGGGTCGACCAAGGGTGATCCACATCTTCGAGGGCGCGCCTGGCACACACCGGGGCATCTCGCCTCTGGTTCCGGCGCTGCAGGTGGCGCGCCAGTTCGATCAGCTGGCTGATGCCACGCTGATGGCGGCCATCGTGCAGACGCTGTTTGCAGTGACGATCACGTCCGACGAGCCGACGGAACAGGTGCTGCAGGGCCTGCTGACGCCCCAAGAACAGGCGCAGATGCTGGCGCAGGGCATCTCGCCGATGGAGGCCTATATCGAAATGGTCGCAGGCTATTATGACGACAGCACCCTGGATGTCGGGATCAATGGCCGCCTGGCGCATCTGTTTCCGGGACAGGAGCTGAAGTTCCACACCTCGAACCATCCGTCATCAGACTATGCCGCCTTCGCCATGCATCTGCTTCGGGAACTCGCGCGGTGCCTGGGGCTGACCTATGAAAGCGCCACCGGCGACAATGTGGGCGCCACCTATTCCTCTCTGCAGGCGGCGACGACAGAGATCTTCGCCATCACGAAAGCCCGGCGGCGCAACATCATGGCGCCATTCTGCCAGCCGATCTTTGAGGCCTGGCTCGAGGAAGAGATCGAGGCGGGCAGCCTGCCGTTTCCGGGCGGGATTGCCGGGTTCATGGCAAATCGCACGGCGGCGTGTCGCGCGGAATGGCGGGGTGATCCCCGCCCGCAGGCCGATGATCTGAAAAAAGCCAAGGCGCACGAGGTGTGGAAGCGCCTTGGTGTCATGTCGGACGCGATGATTTGCACCGATCTTGGGGCGGATGTGGACGACGTTTACCAGCAACTGGCGCAGGAACAGGCGCTGCGTGCTGAATATGGCCTGCCCGAGCCGCAGATGATGGGCGCGCAGGGCGGAGGGCTGAGTGCGGCTGACGCAGATGAAAATGACAGTACAGGCGATGAGGCGGAGACATGACCATCAGCATTGACGAGGCCGATCCCTGCGTGGCGGCCGCCAACCTGCGGCAGGTCTATGTTCGGCTTGTCGCGGGAGAAGGCGCCATGGAGGTGCGGTTCCGGGCAGGGTCAAACGGGGTAGAGCGGTCGGTGACCTATCACCGGGCGCATCCCGACCGCCTCTTGGCAGTCATTCGCGGCTTTGAAGAACACTGTGCCCAGCAACAGGGCCGTGGCCCGCGACGGTTTGCGCTTGGAACAGGAGGGGTGCGATGATGAAGCAGTCCGAGATCATACCGTTAGCTGAGGGACCGACACTGGCACAAATTGCGGGCCGCGTGCTGAACCGGCCGCTGCTGCTGCATCCCGACAAGGCCGATCTGATCCTGCATGTACTGCAGGGCCGGATTGGGATTGAGCCTCTGGCGGCTCCGGACCCGCAATCAAACCGATTTGTCGGCAGTCACCGCCGCGATAATGGCAGCGTCAGTTCAATGCGCGTTGCAAATGGGGTCGCCATCTTGCCGATCGTCGGCAGCCTTGTGAACCGCGGAGCCTGGATCGGGGCCAATTCGGGTCTGGTGTCCTATGAGGGCATTGCGACGCAGCTGCGCGAGGCGCAAGCCGACCCGGAGGTGCGGGCGATCCTTTTGGATATCGACAGTCCCGGCGGTGAGGCCACGGGCATGTTCGCGACAGCCAACCTCGTTCGCGCTGTGAACGAGGTGAAGCCGGTTCTGGCCTTCGTCAATGATGTGGCCGCCTCGGCCGCCTATGGCATCGCCAGTGCGGCATCGGAAATCATCGTGTCGCCCACCTCCATGGTCGGCTCCATCGGTGTGGTGCTGACCCATCTCGATCGCTCTGGGGAACTGGAAGATCGCGGCGTGAAGCCGACGCTCATTCATGCCGGGGCGCACAAGGTTGATGGCCACCCGTTCGGGCCACTGTCGGACGCGGTGCGCGCCGATCTGCAGGCCGAGGTCCTGAAAATCTATGACCAATTCGTCGGCTTGGTCGCGGTAGGTCGAATGAGTGACCAGACAATCCGCGCCACAGAGGCCCGCACCTATCTTGGCGCGGATGCCATTGCTCAAGGTCTCGCCGATCGTATGGCGAGCCTCGACGAGGTTATCAGCGCGCTCTCGCAACCGCCCTCCGGGGCAAACCCCCAGAGAAAGGGAGGACCCATGACCAAAACTATCCAAAGCGGCGCGCCGCAGGGCGACACGTCAAACGCGTCCGAAGCTATAGGCACGACGGCCATTAGCCCAGCCGACCTGCAAGCACCCGTCGATGCCGCCCGAACCGAGGCGCATACCGCCGGTGTCACCGCTGGCAAAGCCGAGGCCACGGCGCGGATCAAGTCCATCCTGACAGCGCCCGAGGCCGAAGGCCGGGAAGCGCAGGCGCTGGTTCTGGCCCTTGAAACCGAGATGACGGCTGTGGACGCAGCGAAAGTTATGACGGCGTCCCCCAAGGCATCGGTCCCCACGACGATTGCCGACCGGGCCGCACATGAGACCGAGCTAGGGGCTGAAACCCCGGCCGATCAACGCAACCGCGCCGAGCGCAGCGTGGCGGGGTGGTCAAAGGCCATCACGCACGCCAATGCGCGCTTCGGCTGACTAGGAGACCGAGACCATGACTGTTCTCACAGAAGGCCGGCACCCCGGCGAATTCCTGATGAGCGAGGCCAACCGCCAGCGCTCGCGGGAAA